ATGAATTCACTAATTTATTTGGTGAAAAGAATGACTATTTATGGTAAGGAGGCTTAAATGACTAAGAAAAAAGAACCAACACTAACCGTAGAAGGCTGGTTTGGAAAGGATAAGGAAGTAACACGTAAGGAATATATAGACTTATGGGTTAAAAATGCTGACCTTTACAAGTTAGTACACTACAAACAACTTGCATACATGGAGGCATGGGTGCAGGATATTAAGGACGATATAGCGGAAATTGCTGGATTGTCATGGGATTTAGGATATAATGTACAAGAGGAGGACAAAAAATGATAGACTATGAAGGAACTAGATTTAATGTACAATTAAGTACAATGGTACCGGAAAGTAAATCTGTTGAGTTTGAACAGTGGTTTGATGATAACATTGGCACTGATTTACAGAAGGACGAAGACTGGGAAACTGGTGAAACTTGTTATGTCATGTGTGATATAACTAATAGTGAACTTAGAATGATTGAGGACTATGAAACTAAATATTTATTGCCCTCATCAGGCTATTAAATCAAGGAGGATAAAATGATAAGAGCAAGTCTTAAAGACCTGTTGAAAAAACACAGGAACTTAGAAGGTAACAAATATGTGGAGGAGGATATACCATTTCCAATTAAGGATTTAGAATTTTTCTCTGAGTCGGAAGTTGTTGCCAATCCATATTCAGGCGTAACTATTAAGTTAAACCCTATCGAAGTGGCCATGTATGACACCACTATGGGTGCTTATAACATACATCTCGACTTAGGTAGGGTAGGTATGCTTAAGGACGCTAGGAAATGGTATGAGGAATTTTACAAGGGCAAAAACTGGTTCATTGAGAACAATGTTGAAGCCTATATGACTTTAATTGACTAGGAGGTCAAAATGGAAGTAAGAATAATAAGTGAACAGGAAGTCAGGGACATGATTTTATCATTGTTGTCTGAGGAAATGAACTCTGAACTGTGGTGTGAGGACGGAAGTATTCGTCAGGATATTAAAGTTTTAAAGGTCAAAATGCACACTAGAGAAAAGACAAACTCTGGTGCTATTGAGTCTTTATTTGAGAGAGTAAGAACTATTGAGAGTAATGTTAAAAAACTAGAAAAAAATGAGGTCATGGATGCTAATGCTATTGATAATATTTTTGACAGACTGACCGTTCTTGAGAATGAAATGATTGATAAAGACTTGAGAATTTCAAAACTAGAGAAGGAGGTAATAGAAAAGTTATGAACATATATAAAATGGCCTATGTAAACAGAAGAGGCAGACAAATAGGTGAAATAGAAAACTATGATGAACTGCATGGTGTATCTACACTGCTATGGGAGGAAGATATAGTCCATGAAGTTAAATTAGATGGTAATGATGGTGATATGGACGAACTACAGATAGAAGTGGAGGAAGATACACTTGACAAACTGTTAAAAAACCATATCATAGACCTTGATGAGTACAACGAACTCTATCAGGCAAAAGTAGACTTTATAATACTAATATAGGAGGTAAAGATGGATAGTTTTAAAGAAGTAATGATTGAAATGTGCAGACTACAATCAGAAGTGGCCCAAGCAAATGCTAGGCTGGAAAAAAGAGGCATTGTACCTACCAATAACAGACCTAGAATTAGGAACTATGGTGAGTATGATGAAGAACTGGCAATACATAACAAATATGAGAGGTTAAATCATGAGTAAAATGGGAAACTATGTAGTATGGTGTGAGGAAATGGGTTACACCAATGAGTATGGTGAGGTTGATAGCATGGAACATGTAGATGAATATAAAAAATGTCAAGAACTCACTAAAGCGGAAGCCTTTAATGCAATAGTTGAAGGCATGAAAATTCTAAAATGGGATGAGAAGGAGGAATGATATGACATACTATAAATATCCAGTAATAGAAGAAGCTGACGATAGTCTAGTGGACTTGGCAAACAACATGGGTGTCGAGGACTTATGTAAACTTATTAATATATTCAGAGATAGAATATGTGTCTTTGATGTAAAGAATAAGATAGTCCATGAACTTTCCGACACGACTGAGTTTTTTCCTGCTGTTTTAAATGGTGCAGGAATACAACTATCAGTCAATGATGGTGAAGAAAAAGAGGAGGTAAAGGAAAAATGAGTATGACTTATCAAGATTATTTTATACCTGATGTAGTGAGCAACTGTTGTTCCGCTCCTATCCTTATTACTGACATGTGTTCCGAATGTTATGAACATTGTGAGCCAATAGAGCAGGCAATGTACCCTATGGGTATTCGACCAATTCCAAAATTTGAGGAGGATGATGATGAGATGTCGAGCATGTAACAAACAACTTAATGACAATGAGTCAGTCTATAAAGACAATGAAACTGGTGAGTATTTAGATATGTGTAATGGCTGTCGTAGAGCTGGTTACTTTAGTTTCAATTCCCTTGACTCAGATGAAGATAAAAAATATATACAATCTTTACTTAATGAATACACAAATGAGTAAAAATGTGTTATAATATTATTATAGATATATATAAATTATTAAGGGAAAATAAAAGGATAATAAAAGGTATATCTAAATGATACTAATGGCCATTATGATGTCATGGCTAATAGTAAATTCAACAGACATCAGAGGATATAAATATGGCAGTAGCAACAGGTGAAGCCTTATACCCAGCTCTATTTGAGCCAAAGGTAGACAAATATACACCAGCACCGGGAAATTATTCCATTGACTTAAAGGTAGATGATGAGGAAAGGGATAGATTAATAGCATCCGGTATCAAGCCAAAGCAAAAAGACGCTAATGTGTTTGTTTTTAAACGTAAGACATTAACAGCTAAAGGTAATCAGTTACCAGCTCCAACAGTTGTTGATGAAAACAAACATGGTTGGGATAGTACAGTTATGATTGGCAATGGTTCTCAAGTAAAGGTAGCTTACTCTACTTATGAGCACCAAGCTACGGAACAGTATGGTCTTGGCAAATCTTTGGACGCAGTACAGGTCCTTAATTTGGTGGCATATTCCGGTGGCGGCAACGCTCTTGATGAGTTTGAAGCTGTAACTAAAGAGGATGTTCCGTTTTAATAAACGCATAACAGTGTTATGCAAAAGGTTTCAGGTGGTACCTTAAACCACCTGTTAATTTTAATAGGATAAATTATGGAAGAACAACAAGGCACCTTTGTTCAACATGAAGCATGTCCGGAATGTGGCAGTAAGGATAACCTAGCAAGGTATTCCACTGGTCAAGGATATTGTTTTGGTTGTGGACATTGGGAAGCACCTAAGGGTGAAGGTAAAGTTGAAATAGTAGCAAGGGAGGTAACAAATAGTATGGAATTATTTACAGGAAACAGTGGTGCCATTGTGGATAGGGGTATCAATGCGGAAGTAGTAAAGAAGTATGGTGTTACCCTACAGTATGATGAGAAGGGAGGCATAAAGAAACATTGCTATCCATACCATGACACAAATGGGGAACACGTAGGCAACAAGGTAAGAGTTTGTCAGTCCAAAGATTTTAGTTATGATGGTAACAGTAGGGATGTAGGACTGTTCGGTGAAAACATTTTCAAGGGTGGTGGTAAGTACATCACAGTCTGTGAGGGCGAGCTTGATGCAATGAGTGTTCACCAAATGTTTGGTAATAAATATGCAGCGGTCAGTCTAAGGACAGGTTCCAAAGGTGCCAAGAATGACATCAAGCGGAGCCTTGAATACCTTGAGTCCTTTGACTGGGTTGTCCTAAGTTTTGACATGGACAATGCAGGAAGGGAAGCAGTCAAGAGTGTAGTGGATTTGTTCTCACCTAATAAAGTTAAGGTGTGTAACCTACACAGGAAGGACGCTAATGAAATGTTAATGAAAGGCCAGATAGCTAACTTCACTAGACAGTGGTGGGATGCTAAGCCTTACAGACCTGATGGTATTATAGCTAGTGATGACACATGGAAAATACTAACTGAGGAACGTATGGTTGAGTCCATACCTTATCCTTGGATTGGCATTAATGAATTAACTTATGGGTTCCGTCAAGGTGAGCTAGTAACTATAACGAGTGGTGCCGGTATGGGTAAGACTCAAATGGTCAGGGAACTGGAACATTACCTACTTAAAACAACAACAGAGAACATAGGTATCCTCGCCTTAGAGGAAAGTGTAAAGAATACAACACTAGGTATCATGTCCATTGAGGCTGACAAACCTTTGCACCTTAACCTTCATGAGATGGACAACAAAGAGCTTAAAGGATACTGGGATAACACTATGTCCAATGGTCGTGTCTATATGTATGACCACTTTGGTAGTACCAGTGAGGATAACCTACTTAATAAGGTAAGGTACTTAGCTAAAGGATTGGATTGTAAATGGATTATACTGGACCACTTGTCCATTGTAGTCAGTGACCAAGAGGCATTGGATGAACGTAAAGCAATAGATGGTATCATGACTAAGCTAAGACAGCTCGTACAGGAAACAGGAGTAGGCTTATTCCTTGTTTCTCATTTACGTAGGCCCATGGGTAGAGGTCATGAGGAAGGTGGCCAGATTAGCCTCTCAGAGCTTCGAGGTTCAGCTTCAATAGCTCAACTCTCGGACATGGTGATTGGATTGGAACGTAACCAACAGGCTGATGATGAGCAGGTACGTAACACAACACTGGTAAGAGTATTAAAGAATCGTTTCAGTGGACTCACTGGTCCTGCTTGTTCCTTGTTTTATGACAAGCATACTGGTAGAATGAAGGAGTCGGATGAACTAGGGGAATTTTAATGAGGAAAATAATTTTAGACATAGAAGCTAACGGTTTAAAACCGGACACTATATGGTGCATAGTCGCCAAGGAGGTAGAGTATGGAACAACTAACACATTTATTGGGGATGATATTTCTGAGTTTGGTGATTGGATATTTTATAATGGCATTACTGATATTTGTGGGCATAACATTATTGGATATGATTTACCCGTCTTGGAAAAACTTGCAGGATTCAAATGGCAAGGAGCTGTTCAAGATACCTTAGTAATGTCAAGACTTGCTCACCCACATAGAGAGGGAGGACATTCCCTTAATGCTTGGGGTAATAGAATTGGCTTTAAGAAGGGTGAGCATAGTGACTGGTCCTTTTTCTCTTGGGATATGGTTGATTATTGTAAGAGAGATGTGGAGCTAACACAGCTGGTGTATGGACACCTCATGAAAGAGCTTGAACATTTTAAAGAGGAAAGCATTACGCTTGAACATAACGTAGCTAGGATAGTAAATCGTCAGGTGGAAAATGGATGGACCATTCATGAAAGAGATGCCAACCTATTGTTAGGTGAACTCAGACAGAAACTACATGATGTGGAAACCACAGTGAGGAAGAAATTTGAACCCCTGTCTGTATGGGTACCTCTTCATTGGTTAGGTGATAGGACTCATACGAAAGACGGAAGGAAGTCAGTGAACTACATAAAACAATTAGACAAAGGTGCTTACTGGCGAGTTGACGAGGGTTTAAAAGAAGAAGAAGAATGGGGCTACTATACGTATCCCGAATTTAATCTTGGTTCCCGCCAACAGATTGGTAGATACCTTCAACACTTTGGTTGGAAACCGAAGGAGTTTACCGAGAAAGGAAATGTTATTGTTAATGAGAGTGTTCTTAGTGGGGTTGATATGCCGGAAGCTCAACAGATAGCTGAATACCTTATGCTACAGAAACGTGTGGCACAGGTGCAAAGTTGGGTAGATGCTATTGAGATTGATGGTAGAGTGAGAGGTTATGTCAACCCTATTGGGGCTGTTACTGGTCGAATGACACATAGTAAACCTAACATGGCACAGGTACCTGCTTCCTATTCCCCTTATGGTAAGGAGTGTAGGAAATTATGGACCGTACCTAAGGGCTATAAGCTGGTAGGTTGTGATGCTAGTAGTCTTGAATTGAGAATGCTCGCCCACTATATGAATGACTATGACTACACTGAGGAAGTTATTAGTGGTGACATACATTCCGCCAATCAAAAGTCAGCTGGTCTAGCTACACGTGACCAAGCTAAGACTTTCATCTACGCTTTCCTTTATGGAGCTGGGGATGAGAAGGTAGGCACCATTGTAGGTGGTGGTAGGAAGATAGGTAGGACTGTCAAGAAACAATTTCTTGATAATACACCTGCACTTAAATCTCTTAGGGAACGAGTGACAACAGCTTCCAAAAGAGGATACTTGATTGGTCTGGATGGTAGAAGGATATGGGTTAGAAGTGAGCACTCCGCTCTCAATACCCTACTTCAAGGAGCTGGGGCAATTATTATGAAGAAAGCTTTAGTATTGCTGGATGAGTATGCTATACTAAAGGGGATAGATTATAAAATTATAGGGAATATACACGATGAAATACAATCTGAAGTACATGAAAAGGATGCTGAAGTTTTCGGTGAAATTGCTGTCATGGCGATTAAGAAAGCTGGCGAAGAGTTTAATTTAAACTGTCCACTGGATGGTCAATACAAGGTAGGTGAAACGTGGGAACAGACACACTAGACGACATAAGCCCAAGCCATTACAAACAGGGCGAGATTGAGGTCATAGATTTTATACTGGACCAAAAGATGGATTACCTAACTGCTAATGTACAAAAATACATTGCACGCTGGAGGTTCAAGGATGGGATAAATGACCTAAGGAAAGCTCGTTGGTTTTTAGATAAACTGATAGAGCAGGAAGTAAAAAATAGTAAGAAACATAATAAGCTAAGGAGGATTAGCAATGGATAATTTAGTTCAAGATATATACCACATGGCGGAAACTAAGAGTCATCCTGCAAGAGTGCCCGCTGAACAAATCTTTAAGGACTTTGGTTCCAACATGGAAACCATATTGAGAGAGTGGCTTTACCCTAAAGATTACAGTGGTGGTACCCTAAGGATGTCCAACATAGGACAACCCGATAGGAAACTATGGTATAGACATAGAAGAAGTGAATACAAAGGTGAAAAACTTAGAGCCAATACTCTAATTAAGTTTCTTTATGGACACTTGATTGAGGAAATGGTGTTAGCTTTAGTCAAACTATCAGGACATGATGTTACTGATGAGCAGAAAAGAGTGGAGCTTGAAGGTATTAAAGGTTCCATGGACTGTAAGATTGATGGTGTACTAACTGATGTTAAATCAACTTCAACTTATGGCTTTAAGAAGTTCAAGGAAAACCGCTTGGAATATGATGACCCCTTTGGGTACATAGACCAGCTCAGTGGCTATGGTCAGGCGGAAGATGCTGATGAAGCTATGTTCCTAGCCATGGATAAACAGAATGGCCACTTAACAACAACAAAGATAGACCTAATAAACAAGGATGTTGTTAAGAGAATTAAACACGCTAAGGAAATGATAGAAAACGATACTATTCCTGAGCCATGTTATGAGTTAGTTGCTGATGGTAAATCAGGTAACATGAAATTACCTGTAGGATGTTCTTACTGTGAGTTTAAGAAACACTGCTACCCTAACATGAGAACCTTTCTCTATTCAAATGGTCCAAGGTTCCTAGCAGTAGTTAATAAACAACCTAATGTTATGGAGGTAAGATGAGCCAGCAATGGAACTATAGACTATTAGAAGGACAGGACGGTTACGTTTCAATTCGGGAAGTGTTCTATGACTCCAATGATAATATAGAAAGTGTTGGAGCAGAGCCAGTAATGGTCATTGCTAATGATGAAGAGGAATTACTAACCAATCTTGCTTTAATGATGGATAGTATGAAGGAACCAGCAATAAAGGAAGGGGACTTCACATCGGATAGTGAGGACCTAGACTTTATTTTTATACCCGATGAAAATGAAAGCCAAAAGTACCATTAAATATAGGAACAATTTTGAATCAGCTGTAGGTGATGAGTTAACAGGGTGGCAGTATGAACCATGTAAGTATCCCTACATAATCAAAGCAAACTATATTCCTGATTTTGTTAAGGATGATTTACTGGTTGAATGTAAAGGCTTCTTTAGGAATGGTGATACCAGAAAATATATTTCCATTAGGGATTCCTACCCAGCCTACGAACTGGTGTTCATCCTTACCAACCCTAAGAAAAAAGTTAGGAAGGGTGGCAAAATAACTATGGGTGAATGGTGTGACAAGGAAGGCTTCAGATGGTTTACAATGGATACATTAGAGGAGTTAAAAATGTTATGACACTACTATTCAATGAACTAAAAGAAAAGATAGCTGGCATGTTTGACGTATGCTTGCTCTGTGAAGTGTTGGAAATTGAACCTGAAGAGTTGTTATTAAAATTTGAAGACAAGTTGATGGACAACATTCATAAATTTGATGGGATAGAAGATGAAGACTAAATCACATCCTATCATAAACAAACTAAAGTATGCTTTGAGGCATGATAGGCTATGGCATACCAAGACTATTACTAACAAGAAGAAAGAGAACAAGAAACGAGGAGGACATATTGAACACACTACCGAATGATTACCAAAACTTTATTGCCCTTAGTAGATATGCTAGGTGGCTACCTGAAAAGAACAGAAGGGAAACATGGAAGGAAACTGTTGCCCGTTACTTTGACTTCATGGAGGAACACCTCAAGGAAAATACAGAGGGTGAACTCACTGCTAAGACTAGGAGGAAACTGGAAACAGCAGTATTGAATCTTGAGATTATGCCCAGCATGAGAGCCTTAATGACAGCAGGTAAGGCACTAAAGGAAAATCATATAGCAGGATATAACTGTGCCTACCTCAGCGTGGACCACCCGAAGGCATTCGATGAGTGTTTATATATCCTCATGCATGGCACTGGCGTAGGATTCAGTGTTGAACGACAACATATTAATAAACTACCTGAGATACCTGAGCAAGTGGTGGATGTAGATGACACTATTGTAGTACAGGATAGCAAGGAAGGATGGCAAGGGGCATTTAAAAAACTTATCAGCTATCTATTTGATGGTGAAGTACCGCACTGGGATGTATCCAAGGTTAGACCTAAGGGTTCCAGACTCAATACATTTGGTGGTAGAGCTAGTGGTCCTGAGCCACTGGTGGATTTGTTTCACTTCGCTTGTACTATCTTTCGTAATGCAGCGGGTAGGAAACTCAACTCTTATGAGTGTCATAGACTGATGTGTAAGGTAGCGGAAGTAGTTGTAGTGGGCGGTGTTAGACGAAGTGCCCTCATCTCTCTATCTAACTTAACTGATGAACGTATGCGTGGTGCCAAGACTGGCCAGTGGTGGATAGATACACCGGAAATGGCACTGAGTAATAACTCTGTCTGTTATACAGAGAAGCCGGACATGGGTATCTTTATGAAGGAATGGACTTCCCTTTATGATTCTAAATCAGGTGAGCGCGGTATATTTAATAGGGAAGCAGCAATCAAACAGGTTGCTAAGACAAAGAGAAGGGACCCTGACCATGAGTTTGGATGTAACCCTTGCTCGGAAATTATTCTTAGGGATGGACAGTTCTGTAATCTAACGGAAGTTGTCATTAGAAATGATGACTCAATAGAATCATTAAGAAGGAAGGTGGAACTAGCTACAATACTAGGTACCTTTCAGGCTTCATTAACAAACATAAAAAGACTTAGGAAAAAATGGACCATTAATACAGAGGAGGAGGCACTCTTAGGTGTAAGCCTTACTGGTATCATGGACAATTCATTTATGAATGGTACCAGTAGAAAGGAAAGGGGATGGCATACTAAGGATACCCTACCTGAGTTCCTTATCTCGTTAAAAGAACTAGCAATAAAGACTAACAAAAAATGGGCAAAGAGATTAGGAATTAATCAGTCCACATCCATTACAGCTATTAAACCTAGTGGTACTGTCAGTCAATTAGTGGACTCAGCATCAGGCATTCATCCTAGACATAACAATTATTATCTACGAAGAGTCAGAGCGGATGTGAAGGACCCTATATCACAGCTCATGAAGGATGAAGGTGTGCCCTGTGAACCTGATGTTATGAAACCTGACAGTGTTAATGTGTTTACCTTCCCTATGAAGGCACCTGAAAATGCTGTGCTTAGAGATGATAGGACAGCAATAGAACAGCTTGAACTATGGCTCACATATCAGAGGTATTATTGTGAGCATAAACCCAGTGTAACTATCAGTGTTAAGGAACATGAATGGATGGATGTTGGGGCATGGGTATATGAACATTTTGAGGAAGTGAGTGGTGTCAGCTTCCTACCCTACTCAGACCACACTTATCAACAGGCACCCTATGAGGACTGTACAGAGGGAGTTTATCTCGAAGCAGTAGGGGGCATGCCTGAAGCAGTTAACTGGTCCAGAATCGAAGAATACGAGCTTACAGACACTACTAAGGGTATGAAGACCATGGCCTGTAATGGAAGTGTATGTGAACTAGTAGATTTAATTGAAGAGGAAAGAGAGGTGGAATGAAAAGGCTTTTAATGGTATAATAGGGGTATGAGAATGAAAATAATATTGTTTATAATTTTAGTTATGTTGTTAGTTGGTTGTAGTGAATTTGAAACTATGATGGAAGAGAAACGGATGCAACAATTAACTTGCTCTCCATCGTATGAAACTTTATGTGCGGGTTGGCATATTTGAGTTATCAGATATATACCAATAAAGAATGTGAGTTCTTCCCCTGTCATAAGGGTATAGAAGACAAGGAGTTCAACTGTA